GTAGAGATACACAATACGACTAGCTTCAAGGTCGTTCATATGAGTAGTAGTATTAGCCCCCTTCATAGATGGACTACCTCTCCGCAACGTGTCTTGGAACTTAGGTGGCCCCATACCGTAACCTAGTCCTAGTATGCAGGTCTTACCAATGAATCGCTTATTTTTATCTACATCGTTCACACCTACGTGATAAACCATACTAGCAAAATCTTTATAGACATCACGGCCTTCGCGGAATGCTTTTATTAAATCATGTTGTTTAGCAATAGTAGCTAGAATGCGGGCTTCAATCTGTGAAGAATCACATGCTATGACCTTATACCCTTCAGGCGCACATAGTGCGTCGCGTATTGCGCTACCTTGTCTAATAGGTAGGTTCTGAAGATTTAGTTTATCACCACCGGAAAAACGACCTGTGTGTGCGCCGTAATAGTTAAGCATGATAGGCAAGGGACCACGTTGGGAAACATCTATTAAGCGGGCTGTACGTGTCTCCTCAATGGTTGACTTAACACCCATACGCGCTTCAACAACTGCCACAACAGCAGGGTTGGAGTGTTCTAATAAATCAAGTAACCCTTGGTCAGTTTTAGCAAAAGCATAGGTTAATTTTCCTGTCCTTAGGCTTATCTTCATAGGCACTTCTACACCTAATTTATCAAGCAAAGTGGCAAACTTAGGGTTGGACATAAGAATTTTCTTCGCCTTGCCACCGCCACCTAACTTGTTCAGAAGCGCCATCTTCTTAGCTACAATTTCAGCAAGATGTTTCTCTAACCTCCACCTATCTAACTCGAGTATTGGCTCGGTGTACATACGAATAATTTGGTCAATAACCATTAGCTCAGACACAGGGAAACCGTTCTGTAACTTCTTGAACAACTTATAAGTTATCTCGCTATCGTTGACACAATACTGGCCGTATTTAGCAAGCTGTGTGGGGGTGAAATCTTTACGGTGCTTACCAAGGGCATCGACAACCTCAGTTCCTTTCTCTCCTACACCGTAGGACAGAGTTAGCATTTTTAGAGAGCCGCCCACAGTTACGGCGTGTTTAGGTCTAGCCATAGAAAGAGTATCAAGCCAGAGCCTTGGTTTAATGTCATAGACCCACGATAGGATAGCCCCATCGAAGGCAGCGTGATGGCATAGGATAGCTTTGTCGCTGTAGTCCAACGAGTTGAGGAACGTATAGACATCACCTCCCGAATACCAGTCAGCAGGGTTGTCATTCATCTTAACACTTACACCTATGACCTCGAATTTATCCGAGCGGATATACTCCTCTATCGTTATTTTTGAGAGGGAGTATTCCTTGTCATAGTAGGTTTCAAAATCAATCGTTACTAGGTCCACGGCTTGACTTCGTTGCTCATCTGTTTCCAATACGCGGTGGTAGCTACACGTTCATGGGTTATGGGGTCTATACCATCGTTATATACATACACCCTGCCGTCCTCGCCCAGTCCATACAACAACTCCTTACCAAAACCATCGGCATCCACCATAGTGGATGCTGCAATCTGTTTGAACTTCATCTGCCCACTCATACCTCGCACTCCTTATCATAGTAGGTTTCAAAATCAATCGTTCATCACCTTATTCCTATCCGTTTCTCCGCTTACGTTCTTCGTAAATCATATGAATAGTCTCAGCATAGCCAGCTATGTCGTTAATCGTATCCTCATGGTCCGGTGTCTCAATGAGGCGGCA